CTTTCTTGTTCATATCCTTCAAGTTTTTCTAACTTATATTTAAAATTTGATAATCTTTTTTCAGCTGAACTAAAATGTACAAAATTATCATATGTAGAATAATCAACATTTAATTCTGTTTCATTTATGCTACCACTAATTACTTTATTTATAATATCCCTATAAAGAGAACTACTTTGAAAAGATAATTCTGCCCAACTTTTATATTCAGTTGTGGTTGACTGTACGGTTTCTGATACATCACCTGGACCAGGAGGTAATAATATAGTTGTGGGTAATGTATTCTCTATCCATGGAATTAACTCTACACTAAAACTCGTATTGGGTATAACTTCTTCTACTATTTGACAAGTACTACTTATATCATATCTATCTGGTAAGGGTTGATATAATTTAAAAATACCTACACTTCCACCATTTTTAGAATTAACTATTAAACTTCTATACCCATCTTTAAAATACAAATATGTTCTAAGATTACTCACAGTAGATTTATTTGTTCTAAAAAACATTGGTTTATCTATATAAAGAGTATCATCCGTTGGTTCTTCGAATAAAAATAAACCATTCCGTTCAGCATATTCTTTTGGTGTTTCTTCTAATACTATTCTATTAAGAAAATCTCCGTCATAACTAACACTTGAAATTTTTCCTACATAATCAGCGTATTTTTTTACTTCTTCAAAAGTTGTTACTGTTTCTTGTCTTGCCTGTAAATCTTGTAAATTAAAATCCCCCGTCATATAAAAATAACCTGACAAATCAGTCCAACGTTTACTGAATGGTGTCATGAAAAATAGGAAACTACGCACCTTCCAATCTCTAATATAATCCTTTATCTGGATTTCTTTTATGCTGGTAGCTGATGATGCCAAAATACCATAAGCACCCCAATCAATAGTCATACCATTAATATCTTTAAAGTTTATTAATACTTCTCTATTTTTAATCCACCAGGTTTGAGCCCTATTGTGATATTCTACCTCTACGGTGTTATCATTAGACCTTGCTTCGGTCTTTAAGTTATCCCAATCATCAACGAAAGGAGTTATATGGTTCTGTTGAATTGCCTGTTTTAAAGACATTCCATTCACCAACTCATTAACTATAAAGGCCCCAGATGCATCTTTTTGTAATACTTTAATATTGGGAATCCAAGAATCTGAGGTTTCGTCATATACCCATTGTGCCAAATCACTAAGTGTTCCTGTTATCGCTGGTATTGGTGGTGGTAAAGGTCTTGCCTCTACTTCAGATTTAGTTTCTAGCTTTGTCGTGGGTACTGTTTCAACCGAAGTAACAAATACATCTCGTAATATAACACTGGTAGTTCCTTCAATATAAAATTTATCAAAGTGTTCTCGTAGAACTACGTTAGAGGGGGAAGCATTACCAAACTCTATAGAATTATCTCCATGTGCTATTTGTCCAGATGTTACTCCTGCTGTAGATGAACCAAAATTTTGTTCTGTTATTTCGTCTATATCATTTATTTTCTCAGAGAATGGGGCCAGAGTTCTTAAATAATATGTATAAGTTGGATTAAATAATGTATCTGTTTCTTCTAAATACTTTTCATTAGTAATATTTACATTGGTTGATATAATAACTTCATCTCTTAGTGTATTAAGATTTACAAGTTCCAATCCTCCATCAATAGACCCCAACTTAGTAGTTTCATCTAGTGCATCACCTTCCCCAACTTTTTTATATCTATTGCCGTCTTCCGTGGCTGTAATAAGGCCGTTGTAAAATTCGCCGTTTAGATCAATAGGCCTGTTCCCTTGTAATCCAGAAAGTCGTCTTAAAAATTCATATTGAACATTATAAGTTCCTTGATCGAATCCAACAGACCTTAAATGATTTCCAACATTAAAAATCACTCCACCGTCAGAATCTAAATCAAATTTAGAAGATGGTACAAATTGTGTTAATAAAATTGTTCCATCACCTTCTAGAACGGTAAGTCTAACGAAATCATTTTCTATTACTTCATTTTCAGTTGGAATATTCAACAAACTAAGTGATTGGCCGAAACCAGACTCCACCGAGTATCCCAATTTCACTTTACCCTGAGATAAATTTTGAAGATCGTCTTGTAATAAAATACTTGACATTAGAAGTTTTCGAAGTCTGTATTAATATATAATGATATTAATGTTTCATCTATATCTGGAACATTACTAGATATTTTAGTTTTTTGCCAATCCAGATCAAAATTTTCCCCACTTCCAGAACCAAAAAATAATAATTGTCCCATATCATTTTCTATAATGGGATACTTAGTATCTTGTTGTTCAGTTTCTTCTATATAGTTATCAACATACGTCATCATTTTATCAAAATTATTTGAAAATTGTTTTTGTTTTAATGAACTATATAAAGGAACATTTGGTAATTCACTTATTTTATATGGCATTATTTTTCAACCTTGAATGTAAAGTCGTTATCATGGATATCATTAATTTCATCAGTAGTTCCACTACCACTTACAAATTTATATAACAGTTTATAATATCTCTCTGCCTGTAATCCATTTAACCAAAGATTAAAATAATGTCCAGATGAATCACAACTCACTGCTGTATATTGGTCAAATGGTATTACTGTTTCTTCAGTTAGTGCATCTTTAACAGAATAGAATAAAGTCCCACTTGGGAATGCATTTACTTGTAATGCTCGAGGTGTAGTTTCATAAGTTTTAGCAGGATATCTTTGTCTACCAACTAATTTAAATTTTATTTTTGAATTTTCTTTATATGAATCTCTCATACCTTTCATATAAAAAACTATATCGTCTAATTGAGAACCACTTAAAGTAGTGTTAGACCCAGTACCATATGAAAAATCTTTCCAAACTACTTCTAATTTTGGTTGATAGATTGTATTTGTATCTCTTGAAAAGAATTTAAATTGTCCATATTCAGATGAATCTCCTTCTGGACAATTTGAATCTTCATTACCCACACTACCACTTCTCTTTATAATAAACCCCTCATTTGGATAAGCTGAACTCGAATTAAGTAATATATTAATAGGTTCAGTAACATCCATTCTCATATCATATCTATCATAATCAAAAGATTGAGAAGCATATCTTAAACTTCCTAACGACCCAGCACTTGCGGTCATATGACTTGAAGGGCCTTCTCCTAATAAATCCCAATTAACACTACCAGTGGTATCAAAATCACCATACCAAGTTCCACCAGTATCATTACTACCACTTACCCATTGAGTGCCATCATTCTGTCCAACTCTATATCTCCAACTAACACCATCAGTAGTTTCTGGATCATCGTGAAATGTACCTTCACCGGCTGTCCAAGATTGTGAAACAATGTGTGCATATAAAAGTTGTGAAGTTGAGGTCAATCCAGTAGAACCAGCATCATAAAGATTTAAAAAATATGAAGCACTTGGTTCAGATTTATCATTACTTGGAATTAAACCATCCGAAATAAAATTTGAAATTTCTGTTAAATCAAATTTAATTAAAGCTCGAGATACATTGATAACGGTAGCGCTATCGTTCATATCTTTACGAACTTCTAATATTTGATCTAAACCTGTATTTCTACTTTGTGTTGCACTACCCTCATAAAGTGTAGCGTCTGCATCTGCGTATATAAAATAATGCATTTAATTATCTCCTAATATACATCACCAACTATTTTACCCTCAATATCTACATTTGGAAATCTAATTTCAAATATTGACGGGTCTTTAGCGGGATATATTACTCCATTTTTAACTACAGACGGATCTGTAAAATCATATAATACTTCATTGTATCCTTTAGCAGTATTCCATTTGTTTTCTATAACAACTGGTAGATTAAATGGGTTGTCGGTCTTTGGTGGTACAACTCCAGCAACTCCGTCTACACCACTTAAAATATTTGAAATATCGGTTGTTACTATTGGTTGATTTATTTGCCATTTCTCAATTCTAAAATGGTCTTGTAAAGCCTTTGTTGCCCTTAATAATACTTCAGATTTATTAAAATTTCTATTAACCAATATAGAATATTTTACTCCTATATTAATAACATAAGCATCTTTAATATTAATAGCATCAGTCAAAATTCTCGTTTCTCCAAGATACTTTGCTAAATTTTGTTTAACCAAATTATTACAAAGAGTTAATTTATTTGTAGCCGTGTATCCAAGAACATACATATTTAATGCCAAAGGATTAGATTCTGTATTGCTACCCGAATCTAATAAATCATTCTGTACCACATATGCTTTAGCAACAGAACCATATTTAGGTGGAAGTGTATATGATCTAATCACATAATCTTCTTTTGTTACTGACCTACTTTGTGCTTGAAAGAATGCTAATGTATTATTTCTAATTTCCTCAATAGATTCTTCACTCTGTCCTCCAGTAGCAACATTCTCATTAGTTACAGTTAGTGATTCTTTAGCAGTAGCAACTTCTGATGTGGTTAATGTCGAATCTATTGCCGCGTAATTTAAATTACTAAATGCGTTTAAATCTCTTACTTTAGCATTATGTCCTACACCACCACCATGTGCATATGTAACAGTCAATACAGTATTGGAAGGTGCTTCTCCATATGCTCTCGTGTTAGTAAAATTCAACGGGTCAAAAGTAATTCCTAATTTAGTTGGTGACCCTGATATATTACTACCTACTGAAGTTGGGTTTGGTACTATTTCTTCGTCGGGAGCAACCAATATTCCAGCACCAAATCTTAATTCTGTTTTTTTATCGGGTCTACGGAATGTTACATATCGTTTAGAAGTTTTTAATAATTTTAAAACATATGGAACTGTACCTGCAAATTGTACTAAATTTTTATCATTATCTATATTGTTCTCAAAATCACTCAATACAGTATCTTGTGCTAAGAATGGAACTTCATACCAAGTATTTCCGTCACTATCTGTTATTGAAATTACTTCTGTGATATCAGTTTTACCTAATAAAATACTATCATACTTTGTAGCTGCACCAAATGGGAATGTTTCCGAAATAACCTCTCCACTAATTGCCTTAACTCGTTTTGTTATTATATATCGAGTTGGAGTTCCCGTGCTATCTGTTGCGGATACTTCAAACTTTCTTGAACTCGAAGAACTATTTACTTTAAAATTACAATCTTCCAATAATCTATAATCCACTCCAGTAGTATCACTTGTAACACGTGAATTATATTTAATATTAAGTGCATAATCCCAATCTGGTTCTAAATTATCTTCTGTACTGGCAGGTGCCGTATGTGTTAAAGTTAATTCTACAATTGCTGGTGTGGTAAATCTTGGTTTGTATCCTAACGATTGTGCTATATTATAAATCGTATTTTTTTCTTGTGCAAATGGTAACAGATTTTCTTTAAACGTATCATCAATATAATAATTTAATACATCTCCAACATATGCTGACATTTCTATTAACATCATTGCTGGTGAGGTTTCATTAAAATCATTATAAACTGTAGGATAATATGTTTTTGCAAACTCTATTAAATTGTTACGTAACGTACCAAAATCTTTTCCTAAATATTTTACTTGTTTATCAAACTCTGCCATAATTTTACTCCGTTAATATGTACTTTAGAATGAGGGTGTAGATACGGGGTCGGCGTAATCTGACGCTAACATGTCATAGAATAAATCTAAAACTTCTCCATATCCTGTTAGGTCATTTTTCAAACTAAAATGTACATCAACATTTAATCTATTCTCTTTTTGGTTAGTAACCGTTTTAGCTACTGTAATATATGGTAGCCAAATATCGACTGCTTCTTTAATCATTTCTTCAATAGTATCATTTATATCTTCACTTACTGGTTCAAATATCAACTTATGTATATCACATCCAAATTCTGGATGTCCCAATCTCTCACCTTTCATAGTTAATAAAAGATTTTTTAAATTATGTCTTGCCTGTTCCAAGGTAGTTTTAGTTTTTCTAAAAACACCATCATTTGCAAATCCTAATGGAAATGCTAAACCTATAAAGGTATCTGGATCTTGGTCTTTTTCTCTTGAACTCCCCATTTTATTTCTTTTTCTTATCCATTGCTTTTATTAAAGAACTATAATCTCGTGTTAATGCATCTTGTACTGCTTGAGGTACATCTTCCACTCTAACTCCTGGTACACTTTTGATAGTTTGAACAGCTCCTATTTCTCTCTTTTGTTCTTCACTTCCCGCACCTCGAATATCACCATATCCTAATAACTCGGCTGTTCTTGTTGAATCAAAAGTTTCTCCACTTAGAGTAGGATAATCTTCAAAACCTTCTTTTGGTGCTCCTTTAAATCCGGCTGTCTCATTTAAGATTTTATTAAGAGTTTTATCTTTAGAATAAACTACAGGTTCTTCCGTAACTTTAGATTTTGAAACTGTCTTTGGTTTTGGTTTCGTCTTGAGTTTAATAGATTTACCTTCAGTAATAAATATTTTGTTTATTTCTTTTTGTACTTCTTCATGGACAATTTTAGTTATATATTTTTTAAGTCCGTCTAACTTCATTATGTTGCCTCCTTGTTTGTAACTTTATCTCTTAGATCAGTTAATGTTTTTCTGGCACTTTTTAATCCTTCTAATGCCTGCTTGATTGCACTCTTACCTTGTTCTTTAACTACTTCTTTAAGATCATCCGCCTGTTCTTTAGTTTTTTCTCTTATAAGTAATGGTATTGCGGGGGATGGTTGAGGGCCAGCTGGTGTTGCAATTGGTATAAATGCAGTTTTCTCATATCCTCCAATGGTGAAATCAAAACCTTTTACAATCTTTTCACTAGAGTCTAACTGTTTTTTAATATCTTCTACTGTTTCTGTTTTATTATTCAATGTTTTGCTTAACTTCTCAATATCTTCCCTAGTGAGAGTACCTTCATATGCCCCCACAGCAATCTTTGCCTCTAACGCAAATATTCCCTCTACCTTTTCTTGTAAATATTTTTCTAATTCTTTACCTAATATTGTTTTTGCCATAATTAACCTCTAATAGCTGCTACGGCTGTTGGTGTCCGTGCGTTACCTTTTGGAGTTTCAGTAAAGGCCGTTTTGAATACATCATATAAATTTCCATGCTTTTGTTGGATTCCATGGTGTTGTGCCGCCATTCCTAAATTATCTCTTGTGATTCCAAACTCAGAATTTTGTCCTATTCTAACTTTCCATTGTTCTCCAACTTCTCCACCACTTGGTAATTTAATTTCCACTCTTGATTTAGATCCAGTTTTAATTATATCACCTTTGTATAATTTATGTTTAGGCTTGCCTCTTGTACCATTTACAGTTACTTTTCCCAACGGTAATGTTATGATTCCCAGTGGAGTCTCTAGTACTAGTATAGAATTTTCTTCAACCAGTTTTCTTTCCCAGGTTGTATGTTGTTCACCGTTATCATCTGTAGTTACTGTTTTTACTAATTGTTCTGTTTTCGGCATATTCTAATATCCTGAAGTGATTAGATAGTTGGTAAGTTCTTCATCAGATTTCTCTTTAGATGGTTTACCTAATGGATTTGTTTTACTTTCTAAATTTTTTGAACTAAATATTTGTTTTCGTATACTTTTTAAAATTGCTGTCTCTTTTGCAAGAGAAGTTCCAACTACAACGCCGCCCGAGACAGTCCCAACCTGCCCGGTAGAAAATTTACCCAGTATACTAACAAGTTGATCCACTATGTCTTTTATTAAATTTCCATGGACGTAAGGTTGTCCATTAATAAGTATTTCGGGAGAATTAATTGAGACTTTTTTAAACGAATTTATAAATATTTCTTCTTTCTTAGATTGAAAAATCAACCTATCACTTTCTATTACTATTTGGTCTCCAGTTAATTCTGGAAATTTATCTGCTCCTTCAACTCTTTGTTTTAAATCTAATGGTATTATACTACCTTCTAAATAAATAACACTACCTTCATTATCAAAATACGGTACATATAAACCTTCCTCATTAAATTTATTCGTATTATTAGATATTCTTAAACAAGGATCTTGTTTATTTTTACTGGTAAATTGTATAGTTTGGCCGAATCTACCGTGAATAAATTTATCCCCATCTTTATATCTTGGCAATGGTACAGACTTATGAACTTTATTATTTACAACTGCTGAGGCCCTATTAACCTCTGCCTCTAAAGGTACACCTGATTTACCAAAATTTGAAATATTATAAGTTAATTTTCTATCACTTGAAAAATCTCTAATATAATATAATTTTGTATTAGGTGGGACACCATATTCAAATACCAATACATATTCATTTTCAGATGGTAACTCAAAATCTCTAAGTGAAAATGGTTGAATCCATCTATTTTCTAATGTTTTATTAAATTCACAAGTTACTAATCTTCCTTGAATTGCACCATACCTCTCACCATCTGGTACACTATTATGTACTTTCTTAACTTCACATACATCGAATTGTAAATATAAATATGCATTAGAATACTTTTTTATCATATGATAAACTTGTGCCTCAGATACATACCCGTCTTGTTTTCCTTCTCGGATAATACTCGTGTTCTCAATTATCGGCATTTACTTTTTCTTTACTGTTTACTACATCTGTGTATTCTTGTGCTTCTTGTGCAACTTTTTCTATCGAACCTACTAATTGTTCTTTTTCTTTATCTGATAACCCATATTCATCTTCTGAACCTTTACTTTCAGAACTAACTAATCGTTGAACTATTGATGCCATCTTTACCAATTGTTCATCATTTTTTACTTTAATTTCTAAATATTCTTTTATAGCAGGTATTAGTTGTACTGCAGTATCACCATCTTTAATGAATCCCACTATCTCTTTTATAAGAATATCTAACTGTTTCTTATTAGTTGTTGAATTATCATAGATGTCTTTGAATACATCGGATAACGATTTTCCTTCAAATACTTTAAAATCTGACATTTGTTTTCTCGTGTTGTTTGATTAGATTGACTCTAATATAAATATAACTTTAAATTTATTCTGTTTTATATAAATATATACTAAAAAAAGAAATTCTCATATATAAATAGTTATATAAGAGGACTTTATATAGTCCTAATTAATGCAATACTAAACTAACTGGAGAAAAACCAATGAGTGAAGTAGTAACAATGGTCAAAGGATGGGTAGAAGACGTATCGTCTCTATTGTTATCCTTTGTTGCCATCGGAGCCATAGGCGAAGTATTATTCGGCAGTGGTTTCTTTGGTGTTAATGTTATTAGTAACCTAACATCTATTATAAATGGTTTCGGAGAATCT